AATGCCAAACCCCGTGCCGGGCGGACCAGGCGGGCAACCACCTGTTGATCCGAACGCGACCGCGATCAACGTACAGCCAGGCCAGCTACCCCCGCCGCCCGGACCTCCAGGCGCCGGCGGGCAGTTCCAGGGCGGGAATACACCATTTGCGCCCGTACCGCAGACACCCGGTGCCATGCCAGCAACTCCTCCCCCGGGACCGATGGCCGCGAGCCTCGGATCAGGCACGTCATTTGGCGGGCAGGGTACGGTAGGCGCGCAGGCAGGGCCAGCAGACTACCAGGGCGTACAGGACTTTACCGACCAGGCGTACCAGCAGGCCAGGCGCAGCCTGGACCCGATGCAGGAGCAGCAGAGCCGCCGCATGGAGCAGGACCTCATCAACAAGGGCATCGACCCAACGTCCGCACAAGGCCAGGGCATGATGGACCAGATGGGCCGCACCCAGTCCGACCAGAACAACTCCGCCATGTTCGGCGCGATGCAGTTCGGCCAGGGCATGCAGCAGCAGATGTTTGACCAGTCCATGCAGAACACGCAGCAGGCCGGCACCATGCAGCAGGCACTGTGGAACGCGCAGGGCACGCAGGCAGGCCAGAACGTACAGCGTTACGGTATCGACACCGGCGCCTCGACGGCAGCAGCCCAGACGGCCATGCAAGGCCAGCTCGGCGACCAATCATTCCAGCTCGGGATGGGCAACCTTGACATGAACCGTCAGGGGCAGTCGTTCGGCCAGATGATGGGCATGGACGCGGCGCAGTTCAGGAACACGCAGTTTAACCGTCAGGGCGAGCAGTACCAGGACGCGTTGACCATGTCACTGATGGGACAGACGCCTATACCCGGCGTGCAGCCATCCAACCCGGCAGGTATCGCCGGCGGTATGCTGCAAGATAACCCAGGGTGGTTCTGATGAACCAGTACCAGCAACAGGCAATAGACCCGAACGCAGGCATGCAGCAGCTGCAGTCCTCGCTCGAGAGTAAGCCGATAAAGGTTGACGAGCTGCAGGTGAAGAAGGCAATGGAACAGCCGCAGCAGCCGCAGCAGCAGGGCGGCGGCGGCGCTGAAAAACTTATGCAGGCAGCAATGAGTTATTGGGGATAAACAGATGGCACAACCAGCAAACTTACCAGCAGCGCAGGGCGTAATCGACCCCCAGGCCAGCGACCAGCTGACCCAGGCCATGCTCGCCAAGGGATCTATCGCCGTGGACACACCAGGCAACAAGATGCCTTCAGGCATACCCCAGACGCCTGGAGGCGGGGGTATTCCTTTGATAGCGGCTGGTGCCGGCGGCAGCGCGAGCAACCAGTACTTCCAGAGCGCACAGAAGCAGGTAACCCAACAGGCCAAGGGCCAGCAGGGTGTGGCCATGGGTCGGGATCTGCTTGACGCATACGCGAACGAGTCCGAGGCCATGTACCAGAACCGGAACGCTACCAGCCAGAAGTTCGGCTTAGGCTCCAGGGTAGGTATTGCCGAGGCACTGTTCGACGCGGTCCGGGCACCGTTCACTCGCAAGAAGTTGGGCGAGGCCAGAGAGGACAGGATGGTGGCCGAGCAGGACTTCAGGCAGCGTAAACTGAACGCCGAGGTGGACAAGGAAAACCAGCGTAGAAAAGAATATGTCGAGAACGTGATGCCCATGCTGAAGGAGAAGTTCCCCGGCATGAGTGAGCAGGCATTGACCTCTTCAGCGGTACAGATGGCCGCGCAGGACATGCCTATCGAGAAGGTGTTCCCGGAAGGCGTACCCAACGCGGTCAGGGAGACGTACCTCGGGGCAGGCGGCGAGACCATGGTCCGCTTCAGGAACCCAGAAACGGGTGCCATAAAGACCGGGGAGGCCTGGAAGCCGTACGTGCAGGAGGGTCCGACCGAGAAGACCACATCCAACCCGAACAAGTGGACGAAGACCTACGACAACGACGGCAACGAGTTCGAGACGCAGTACGGCGCGCCGGACGAGAACGGGTCGCCGCAGATACTGCAGCAGATACCGACCGGCAAGAACGTGGAGAGCAAACCTATTTCGGCCATGACCTCGGAGAACCGTAAGTACGGCGCGATGGTCGCCAACGCTACCTCATTGGTGGCCCAGTCACTGCCCATCCTGTTTGACAAGGAAGGCGGCTGGAAGGGTATAAAGGCCATGGTGCCCATGTCCGACGAGAAGGCCGCTCACCTGGCTTACAAGAACGCCATACGCCAGTCAATCAGGCCTGAGTCCGGCGCTGCAGTGCCACCAGAGGAGGTCCAGGCCGCAGAGGACATGTACCTGCCGGACTTTAACGACAGCGACCTGATAGCGCAGTCCAAGGTACAACGGTTCGCTGAGTACCAGAAACGGATGTACACCGGCATGTTTGAAGGTTTCCGGGACATCCCACCTGAGCTTGGGTTTACAGATTACATGCAGCCCTGGATGGGCACGCCGGCGGCGCAGGCAGCGAAGCAGGTGAACGCACAGGAAGACGAACAGGTGCAGGTGATGGGCGCGTACCAGGAATGGTTGAGACAACAGCAGGGTAACTAGCTATGGATGAAGAACAGCTATTTGCAGCGTTAGTGAAGGCCGGAAAGATGGAGGAGGCACACCAGGTGCGCCAGTCCATCGATAACGGACTTGCCCTTGGTCAGCGGACCAGGCGGCAGGAGCTTGGACGTCGTGGTGAGCTGCGGGCGCGTGGGCGCGAGCTGGGGATGAGCCGGGACGACCTGTTTGTGCCTGAAGAGTCCAACGCATCGAAGTTCTTCGCAGACCTTAACTATGGCCTCCTCAGGGCTGGTACAGGCCTGGACCAGGTGTTCAGCCGGGTAACTGGTAGCGAGGACAACGCAGCTGCGGCAGACGAACGTGCGGCCGCCATGGAGGCGAGCTACGCCGAGTCCGGCCTGCAGGATGAGCTTACCGGCGGGCGTGCTGTGGCCGCTATGCTGCCGTCCCTGACCGGGTCCGGCATGGCGCGCAACCTGCTTGCACAGGCACCCGTCAAAACAGGCGCGGCTATCGGTGCCCTGGAGATGATGACCGAGCCGGTCATAGACTCGCCGAACTTCTGGACCGAGAAAAGTAAACAGGGCGGGCTTGGTGCCGGCCTTGGCGCTGCGGGTGCATGGATGCCCGGGGCAGCAGTAAGAGGCGCTGAGAACGTACGGAACCTACCAGGTGCACCCTACCGCACCCTTATGGAGGCATCAAAACGTCCAGCCGGAGGCCCTTTCAGGGGTGACATGGCGGAGCAGGTTGAGATGCAGAACCTCAAGGACCAGAGCGGCATAGATTTCACCCCCGGCGATTTGAGCGGGTCGGGTGCTATCAAACAGGCAGAAGAGTTGGCCAGGACCAACCTGTTCACCCGTGACAGGGTACAGGCAAGCGACGCGGGTAGAATTGGCCAGTTGAATACGTTCATCAAAGAGTTCAGAGACTCGCTCGGGGAGGCGGCACCAATAGAGGTGGTTGCCCCTAAGATGCAAGCGTTCGGGCGGGAGCAGGTAGGTAAACTGAAGGAGTCCAGGCGCGCCCAGGCGAACCAGGATTATGGCGATTTAAGGCGTATCGCGGATGGTCAACCGTTCATGGACGCGGACAACTACCGCAGCACCCTGATGGGTATTGTAGAGGACGGAAAGGGTACAGGTGCCTCACCTGCGGCCCGCTCCGCGTCATCGGAGGCACAGTCAAGGTTGAAGAGACTGGACGCCCAGGGCGGCAAGCTGACTGGCACTGACGTGGACAACCTGACCCGGGCGGAAGGGTTTGTTGGCGGAGATAACCCGTTCAACAAGACCAACGCCGATACGGTCGTACAGGGCAAGATACGAAAGTCTGTCGAGGCGGATGCGGAGCATTTCCCCGACGTAGATGAGGCCCTGACCACGGCGAAGTCCAACTACAAGAAAAACTCAGCGAACATTGATGAGTTCGAGGTTAACCTCCTTGGCCAGATCATAGGTAAGGAGTTCGCCTCGGACCTGTCGGGGCTCGTTGGCGGTACGGTCTCGCCAGAGAAGGTGTTCAAGAGGTTCACCTCGGCAGGCACCTCGGCAACAGAGGTGCGGACGGCGTTTGCACACCTGGACCGGGCAGACCCCGAACTGGCAAACCAGTTCCGGGCGTCGATAGTTGAGCGCGCAAGGCAGGCTTCAAAAGTTAAACCGGCGGCAGCAGGGCGCGCGACGGGCGATATAGACCCGGGCACGTTTTTACGCAACCTGGGCATATCAGGAGGAGAGCGCGGGCTGCAAGGCCTGGAGCGCCTTGCCGAGATGTTCCCGGACGACCCAGATTTCCTTAACGCGGTCCGCAGGGCGGCGACGGTGCTTGCAGATAAGTCCCTCATGAACACTTCCAAGACCGAGACCCAGGGCGCGGCCAGGGCAGCGATGGCAGCGGCGGCGAGTATTATTACAGGATCCTTTAAAGGCCTGGCACACCTGGTAGGCGGGGCTGGCGCCATGCAGTACGTTACCCGGCGCATGGAGAGACCAGGCATGTTGACAGACCCGATGCGGTTTAATCAGGCCAGGCGGGTTGTAGGCCGGGCACAGCCGGCAACAACGGCCGGCACGGTCGGCGCTGCAGACACCTACATGGAGACAAATTGATGTTGTTTGACTTTCAATGTAAGCAGTGTGAGATGACGATGTTTGACGTGTTCATGGCCTTTGAACATGACGAATCAGATCACCCGGGCTGCTGTGGTTATCCGATGGGGAAGGCGCACTTCAAGTCGCCCGCCGTCCATTGGAAGGACTACGACCTGCCGGAGGGCGGGTTCAAGGCCGCACATGACGGCACCGTGATTACGTCAAGGAAACAGAACCGGGATTACATGGAGCGTAACGGGCTGCAGGACGCCAACGAGGTGTACGACTGCCCGACGCACGAAGTACAGAAGAAAGAGATAGCCGAATCACAAAAAGCCATCGACGCGATTACGCCAACGGACGCGCAGATGGACCAGATGAAATCCGATGGCACCCTTGAAAAAATTGAATCGATGATGGAGTAAGTGAAATTGAAAGACCAAGACACAGCACCTGAAAAGCAAGCTGATGACGTGAACCTTGAGGATGCACTCGGTGCGGAGTTTGACCGCATGGAAGCGTCCGGCGAAGCAGGCGACTCGGGGGCAGAACATGAGGAAGTGGAGATACTTGAGGAAGGTGATGAAGAGGGCGCTGAGGCGGCAGCAGAAGGGTCGGAAGAAGACGAGGTAGTCGACGACTCAACACCGGAAACAGACGAAGAGGAAGTGGGGTATAATCAAGCAGCGCCTGAACGCTGGCCTGATGACATAAAAGAGGCGTACAACGCACTACCGCCGGAAGCCAGGGAAGTTATGCTGGAGAAGGTGTTCAAGCCAATGCAGCGGTCGTTTACAGAAAAGACCCAGGCCATGGCCCAGATGCGTAAGCAGCTTGACCCGATGATGGACATAATGAACCGTCATTCGAAGAATTTTGAGAACGCCGGGGTAGATCCTATCCAGGCGCTGAACAGACAGATGGAGTGGTCTGCACATTTCGCCAGGGTGGGGAACGAGCAGGGCGCTAAGGACCTGGCAGTCGCGTATGGCCAGGAGTCTGGGCAAGAGGATACGAACGCATACCTCACCCCGGTAGAGAAGCGGCAACAGGCACAGATTGACAGGATGGAACAGCAACTGAACACGAACGCTCAGAACGAGCAGACCCGGGTTCAGCAAGCAGACCAGAACGCAGTCAACGCCAGGACTCAGGATGTTCGCAACAACATCCAACAGTTCGCTAGTGAAACGAGAAACGGGAAACCGACCCACCCTCATGTAGAGCAGGTGTCGGCACAGATGGCAGGACTGATCAATGGAGGCCTGGTAGACCGTACAGACGAGTACGGACAGCCAGTACCCTACCAGGACCAGCTCGGCCAGGCGTATAAGATGGCCTGCAGTATGAGCCCATCACTACGCAGTGCACAGGACATCGTGACCCGACAGGAGCAAGTGCGTAGGGCATCTGCAGCGAATCGTGAAGTTGTAAGTAAAACGCCAGGCTCTGACGTAAAGATCGATGACACTGCGCCGCTCGCGGACAGCATCAGCGCCCTGTACGACAAACTGGATCGCTCAGTAGCATAAACACACACATGAGGTGAAATCATGGCAGTATCAGTAACAGAGTTGGTCTCGACCACTCTACGTAACCGGGACCGGATGGTGGCAGACAACGTCACGAACCATAACGGATTACTTCGCACCCTGGAAGACACAGGGAATATCAAGAACGCAGGCGGTGGTCGTCAGTTGGACGAGCCTCTCCTGTACAACGAACTCGCAACCCAGTTCTATGACGGTTTCGAGACGTTCGCAATCGACACCTCCCAGGAAGTGATCACGAACGCGGTCTACCAGTGGAAACAGCTTGGTGGTTTCTCGTTCATCTCTGGAAAAGAGAAGATCATGAACCGCGAAAAATGGCAGGCAGTTAGTCTGGCAGAGGCACGTATCGACGCGCTCATCGCTGGTCTGCGTAACAAGACCGGGCTGTCCGTATACTCCCTGGGTACAGGCGAGGGCGGCAAAGAGTTTGGCGGTTTGCGCTTACTGGTATCTGATGACGGTGTTGGCACCGTTGGCGGTATCGACGCGTCAGTGGAAACCTGGTGGAAGAACAACTTCGATTTTGGTACGGCGGCTATTACGTCTGCGACCATCCTGTCGAAGATGAACGCTATGCACCTGGCCTGCACACGCGGATCTGATCAGCCTAACCTGATCATGGCGGACGGTGACTACTTCACCGCATACTGGGAGTCTCTGCAAGAGAACGCCCGTCACACCTCACCGAAACTGGCAGACGCAGGGTTCCGTACCCTGGAGTTCGTTGGTACCCCGGTGGTTTATGACGCACAGTGTGCAACCGACCTGACCAACACCGGCGCTGGCCGTATGTACTTCCTTAACACGAAGCACCTCGGTTTCCGTAAGGCACCGGAACGCTGGTTCACGACTGAGAAGGCGCGTAAGATCGAAAACGCTGACTACGACGTGATCCCGAACTGGACCATGGCAAACATGACTTGCAATGCCCGATTCTTGCAAGGCGTAATTGGTAACGACGGTTCTGCTTAAGGACCTGCCGTGTCCCCGGGGCAACCCGGGGATACACCTAAACATAGAGGAGAAGGATCATCAGCAGGGAATACACCAACACCCAGCTAGAGCGCATGGTAATGGGCAAGGCGGAGGAGCCGAACACGGTCTTCTATGAGCAGTCCAAGATGGACACAGACCTGTCCAAGGCTGCCGGCAAGCGGGTCTATTCAACCGTCCTGATGGTCAAGTACACCCAGCCCGGGGTAACTGACTGGGCACCCGCAAGGGCACAGAAGGAAGATATCGCAAAGCATCCCGAGGAGTACCAGAGATTTCTGGATACCCGGGCCGACGTTGGTTCTCCATCGATTGATATAATCCCCGGGATAACCCCCGACGAACAGCAAGAACTGATCGACTACGGCATGTTGACGGTCACAAAACTGTGCGAGGCGAACACCGTCCCCGCACACCTCGAGCACGTCCAGGCATCTGCCCGGCGTATCAACGGTATTTTGAAACAGGAGCAACACGCAAATGAGCAAGTCCACGAACACGAAACCAGCCGAGAAGCCGGCCCCGAAACAGCCGCCCCGGCCCAGACTGTGTCTGCGCCAGATCGACCCATCGACGCAGGTCATGTCGAAGGATCCGGCATTCCCGCCAGTAAAGGTGATGGCCAAGGCCAAGCTACCAAAGGGGTATACTCGGGTGGACGCCTCGACAATAGTCAAGGGCTAACGCCGAACTGGAACATATCATTCTGACAGGTGAGCAATGGATCTCAAGAACATACTGAATAACGTACTGGCCCAATCAGGCTTCCTGGAGCGCGGGAGTTTTACCACATCCGCCGACCCGGACGATAAGCAGATGATCGCCATCGCCAACCGTGTGGCCTACGAGATCATGAACTACTTTGCCTGGACGGACCTAAGGACCGCCTCGCAGATAAACATACTCCCCGGCCAGTCGAGGTACCAGCTACCTGGCGACTACCAGGATCTCGTGCCCAACAGCGCGTGGGAGAGTGAGGGCGAGCGGCAGGTCGAGTGGCCGGTGCCTGACGGCCGCTGGTATATGTACAAGTACACCGCGTACTCTGCCGGCGGTACGTACCGTATCCGCAAGTACGGTTACGTACCGTATCCGCAAGTACGGTGACGAGATCGAGGTGATATCCGACGCCGAGGACAACACCTCGTTCAACTACGAGTACATCTCAAAGTGGGTCGTGGAGGACGCTGCTGGGGCCAGGAAGGAGTTCTTCACGGCAGACGATGATTCGTTCATCCTGGACGACCAACTGCTTGTACTGGGCATACAGGCCCACTGGCAGCAGGCAAAATTGATGCCTAGCTACACCGAGCATTTTGGCAACTACAACCGCAAGATATCTGAGGCCATTGGCCGTTCCAGCTCAGGAAAAACAATCGGCGGGGTGCCTAGAGGCCTTGGCAGGCGCTCGCCATATTACCCGTTGTATCGCAAATGAAATCGCAGGTAATATCCCTGGACGCGCCCATCGGAGGGTGGAACGTGTTCGATGGCCTGGACAACATGCCGGCGACAGACGCGGTTATCCTGGACAACCTTATACCCAGCACGGGCACGGTAGACACCAGGCAGGGTTACGTTGAGTACTACGACCTCGGCACCGGTGTGCCCTGTGAGACGGTAGCTAACTTTAACTCCGCGACCGACTCCAAGCTGGTAGCAGCATCTGGTGGCGGTATGTGGGACATAACAGACACGGCCGTCGAGGTTAGCGCAAACGCGGTTGTGGAGCTTGCACCGGTCAGTACGTTTACGAACGACCGATGGAACACCGAGAACTTCCGCAAGGCGGACGAGACGGGTGTCCTGCTGATGTGCAACGGTGTTGATAGCGCACAGGTGTTTGACGGCGCCGCGATAGCGGACCTGGTAGCGCAGGAGTTTGACACGCAGGATCCCCCCGTGCTGCAGACCATCCCATCAGATTTTATTGGTGTGGAGTCGTTCAAGGGTCGGTGCTATTACTGGCGTGATGATGACGACGCGTTCTACTACACCAACGCCGGCGCCTACCAGGGCGAGATGAGCCGGTTCCCTTTGGGGGCGTTCGTTCAGCGTGGCGGTAAACTTATCATGATCACAACCTGGACCCAGAAGGACTCCGGCGATGGCCGTGACGACTTCCTCGTGTTCGTGTTCAGCACCGGGGAGATAGTCGTATACCAGGGCGACGACCCGGGCGGTATTGGTTTCTTCGAGTTCGTTGGCCGGTACTTTACCGCCGAGCCGATGAGCATACGTGGCCGTGACAAGTACGGCGCTGACATCATCGTCATGACGAAGGACGGCTATGTGGGCCTGTCGTCAATTATCCAGGAGGGGCGGACGTCTGACGTACCGCAGTTCTCCCGGAAGATACACGGGGCCATCGTCAGCCAGACCGAGCTAAGGAGCGACCTATACGGGTGGGACTGTGTCCTGTTCCAGAAGAAGGGTCTGTTCATATTCAACGTGCCCCTGTCGGATGAGTCCTACGAGCAGCACGTCATGAACACAGTCACCCAGACCTGGTGCCGGTTCAAGAACATCAACGTGAACTGCCTGGACGTCCACGACGAACGACTGTTCGGGGGCACCAACGACGGCCGCGTGTTGGCCATCCTCGAAGGTAACTCGGACGACGGTAAGCCTATATATTTTACCAGCCTGTACGCATTCAACTATCTCAACGACCCGGGCGCCAACAAGCACCTTACGGCGGCACAGGTGCTTACAACACACTCGGCGCCAGAGGCGCTACAGTTGACCGGGTACGCAGACTTCAACGTCCCGGTACTGCCACAGATTGATATACCGGCGGACTCTACGCTGGCCACCTGGTCGGTTGACCCGGCAACACCCCCGCAGGAGGTTGGGAGTTTCTGGGATGAGGACTACTGGTCCAGGGAGGGCGTGCAGGTAACGTACAAGGGTTGGCAGAATTGTTCTGGTTACGGATACGCCGTGGCTTTGCTGGTCCAGTTTGCTAAAATAAACGAGGGCGTGCAGTGGCGTAGTACGACCCTGCGCTATCACATGGCCGGGAGCCAATAGGAGAACGATATGACTGCAGCAGCGGGTTGGCAATTTGACGGTACATTCCTTCGGGGCAACACGGACTTTGATGCCGTCAACGGTGCACTGTGGACGCAGGACCTGTCCGCCTCGATAAAGATTATCGCGGCCAGGCACGACAACCACGACAACGTACTCGGCAACGGTATCGAGGCCACTCTTAACCTGGACGGCCTCAACACCATGCGGGCCAACCTGAAGATGGGCGGGTTCAAGATAACCGGGTTGGCGGAGGCCACAGGGCTTACCGACATACCGACCTACGGGCAGACAGCCGGCAGCATGACGTTCGCCGCTGACGTGCTTACCCTGCTGGACCGGAACGGCTCAGAGATAGACAACGTGTCCATCCCAACGGGTGGTGGCGGAACCGGCACGGTGTCCAGCATAACCGCCGGCGCAGGCCTGGACGGGGGTGTCATAACCACGTCGGGCACTATATCCCTGGAGACCTTGACTCCCGGACAGACATACTCCGGCGGTATCTCCGCGATTGTCATTGATGACCACGGCCGGGTTACGCAGGTAACGACCGGCGCGTTCGCCAACACGAATCTTGGGGTAGCTAACATAGGCGCGAGCACCCTGGACATTACGTCATCGACGGGTGCCAGCGCGACGATACCCAGCGCAGATCCGAACAACGCGGGTCTCATGTCAGGCGGCTCCTATACGGCGCTGAACGATGTTTGGGCCCTGTCGCACAGCAACGAAACCAGAATAGATGCCCTTGAGGCACAAGGATCATCAACTATGAAACCACCAATAGAGCTAAACGGGGTAAGCGGTGTAACGCAGGACGCCCTGATGGCGAACGCTGAATGGGTAGATGAGGCGGCATATAGCAACTCCACAACCGACTGGGAGACGATGGTGTCGGTGGCCGGTGAGGGTGTTATCGAGTTCTTGTCCGTGGTTGCCCAGACACTGTTCAGTAGCAGCGGTGTGAGGCTGACCATAGACGGGGTAGAGGTGTTCAGTAACACCGCTATATGGACGGGTGCGGAGGCCGACGGTAATGGGTTTGTAATGATTGGCGCGCTGGATGCCCTTGAGGGCGGCGCGCTCGGCCAGGTCAAATTCAATTCCAGCTTCTTGCTCGAGCATAAACACAACGGTGGCGGCACCATGTGGATGAGGTCGTACATCAAATACCAGAAATGGAGTTAAACACCAACTGCCCGACATAATAATACCAACACACAGGGCGACGAGGTTAAAGTGGCAGATTGCAAGTACCGAGTGGATAGGGCAAACCTGTATCAGGTTAGAAAACAGACACAAGGCGCGCTGTGCGATATTGACTCCCGGGTAAACACACTGGAGGGTAGCCCCTCTGGCGGCGTGGTTCTTAGCTACAAGTACACTACCGCACTGTCCGGGGACCCAACCGAGGGGTACGTCGGGGCGGACACACTCGCCCCGGACACGGTGACATCCGTAAGGATATCCGCCACTACCGCTGCTGGGAACGATGCGTCTGTGTTTATTTCATCCCTGGCGGCCGGTGACGTCATTACCCTGTTTGAGGGCGTTGCCCCTAACGGCGCCGCATACTTTGAAGCGACCGGGTTCCCTGTTGACCAGGCCGGATGGTTTGACATACCCGTCACGCAGTATCCAGTTGCGGGGCAGGCATTACCAGCACTGCACGACAACCCGGTAGAGGTTCATCTTCTGGAGTTGCGTGAGCATAGACTGTACGACTCGCATATCCATTTGGATGTAGACGATACCGCTGCACTTGAGCAGCGTCATGTACTGGCGTGGAACGCGCTGGGTAAGTTCGCACCTGACTTCCGTATGAACTGGCGTGGCAGTTGGATACGGCAGGAGTACCAGAAGCATGATGTGGTGACGGACTCCCCGTACACCATGATCGCCAACAAGGTCACATCCGATCCCGCCAAGCCACAGAATATCGGTGATCCTGACTGGGACTTGCCCGACCAGCCGATATGGTCAACATACAGCAACGTGTCTGTCGTAGGGTCTGGACACCAGTACGTGTTTACGGAGGCTGCGTACCTGAACTCAGTAAGGGTA